CTCGGATCTTCTTCATCCTCTCTTCGGCTTTCTCTCCACCAGCCATGGCAATCCAGATAAGGCCCAGTTGATGGTAGATGGGTCCCACAGTTTCCATGAGAAGTCCATTGCCCCAGACGTAGGAGTATTTCTTGGGGTCTTTGAGATCCTCTTGCTCTCCGAAGTATCTGTGCCCTTTGCACAAGACCGACTCTGGTTTTCTGACCCAATGAGCAAGGGAGATGTCGTCTTCTCTGCAGACGAGCATCTTGGAGCAAAATTCTGCTCGGTGTTTGGGGCCACAACTCCATTCAAGGACTTGACCCAGACCATGTGCCTGCATAGTCTTACAGGTGGCAAATAGTTGCCGAAGGGCTCCTTCATAGAACGTCTTATGCTTACGTTCAACCCATACGATGGCATCGTCGCCTGCCACTCTCAAGACGAAGTCACTCGGAGGAACTCCCGCCAAGGCCAAGGCGAAGAGGTGGCACAGAATCACTCTCATTGAGTTTCCGAGGGTGGTAAGGTGCGGAGATCCACTGAACACGGGTCCGTTGATGGTGACGTTGCCGTATCTCTTTCCATCTCTAGTTTTGAGGTGGATCTTTGCGCTAAGGTTTAAGATTACCTTGAACATATCTTTGGTGAGTTTCTCTGGATTAGCTGCTCCATGTTCTTGGCAGAACTGGAGGACTAAAGGTCTCATCATCTCCCAAAGTTGATGATCTACAGCTTCGATCAAAGTGGCATGTTGGTGGCTGTCGTGGCTTCCCCCATCCATAGAGAAGGCGATTGGGTCTTTCAGTTTAGAGACCTCAATGCTGGTTCGTTCCCAGAATCCCTGAGAGTTTTCGGCATGGACAAACTCTGGGTACGCTCTTTTGCAGATGGTGAAGACCATTTGTTGCATCCAAGTGATCACTCCGCAAAGGCTCTCGTTGGGGACCATGATGGGTCTGGCTCTGTCGCTGACTCCGGTGATGACATTTCCATCCATGAACGGACTCGCCGAATTGTACACCTCTTTGTTTTTCACCATGAGGTCGTATTCCTGCTTGAAGTAATCCTCGTCGTAATGTCCGCCGAGCTGGAACCTAATATTTCCTGAATAATAGTCCTTTTTGGTCTTCAACCAGTTGTCGTGAGTGTCTATCCA